CCACCATCCATGCTGGCAATAAGTATGAAGCAAATTCAGATTTTGTATGTCTAGGTGCCATATTGATTATGACACGTTTTGTTTTGCCTTCAGCAATTTCGTTAAATTTTTTTGCTACCTCCTTGTGATGGGACCCCTCTATAAAATCAGGCCAAACGTGTTTTACAAAACTCATAAAATCGTTTTTGATATGGGACTCTTTTTTCTTCTGTCCATATTGATTCATGAGCAAAGAGAACTCACGTCTTACGTCAGCCGGAAGCTTTTCAAAATTTTTTAATTTTTCTTTGTCTAGGTTCATTTTTATTCGCAAAGTATTTCTTAACTACATATTTATAAAACTCGCAATAAATGTCAAATATTGGGACCCCTTTTGTACAAAAGGTGTATTGATTATATAAAAAAGTTCAAAAATCGAGGGAGCCCTGGTACCTCTACAGTCTGATGAGGTACCAGGAGAAAGGTTGGTCCTAGTCTAGTAGAACCATATATGCCTCGGCGTTGTTCTTCCTAAACCAATTGAGATCGGCTCGTACCTTGTCCCATAGTTTAGATGCACCATAGCCAAGTTCTTTATCTTCGAGAGTTGCGGCTAACTCGTTGATAAATATTCTGTCGTGCTTGATAGCCTCTTCTTTTGTAAGCATAATAGACTCGCCACTAAATCTATTACGTCTTTCTTCAGTTCGTTCTATTTCCATAGTTCCTCCAACATTGCGCCGTTAGTTGCTTTGTTCAATGCCTCAAGATACTCGGTCTCTGTTAACTTGAGCACGTCCATACAAAACAAATGTTTGTGACCCTGGAACCCTGGTGTTTGTAAATACTTAGGCACGTGGTCCAATAGTTCCTGTCGCTTGCTGCCACCTGGTAAGTACTCTGGTTTTATTTTTTTATTCATATTATACCTTTCTGTTATGGGATTATCCTAGTCGATTTGTCTGCTTTCGTCAACCTCTATTTTTGTTTCATAGTAATTATATCCATAAGAAGTAGTGTGGTAACACTCTCTCTTAGGGTCCTTGATAGGTGTTTCTAATGCGTCTGGTCTAGGTGCAATTCTAACAAACTCATCAATGTTTTTTTGTACAAAATCATGCATGCAACCTTGACTACAAAAGTATCTCCAATAGTTATCTCTGTTCCAATTATTAGTTGGAACTTTACGAGTTCTTATAACCTTTGAGCCCTTGACACCTCGCACTCTGTCAACTGTGTGTCTGTCATGGCACTGTGGTCCATGACACCAATTAAAGTCACTCATGTTAGTACCTCACTGTCCAAGATTTTTTAGCAGTTCTGTAACCCCATTGATCTAAATCAAAGTAAGTGTACAAAGCCTCGCCAACTTTAGATGTCCAAAATCTGCATTTTTCATCATGGCAACCAACTCTAGTTACAGTTTCGCCATTTGCTTTTTTGTATGTGATTGTAAATGTTTTATCTTTTATCATATTTATACCTTTCTGTTATATATGGGAGTATATATTATACTCCCATATAGTCAATAGTTAATTTAAACTATTTTGTTGTTCAGCTAAAAGTTTTTTAGCAATCGCAATTTTCTCATCTCGAGTTTGCTCAACCTCATCAGTTAATAATTCAGCTAAATTAGTTGGACTATAAATTGATAAAGCCATGCTACTACTTTCGTTCAACAAACTTTCATTTAAAACAACACCGAGTTTATCTGCAAGTTCTTTTGCTTGGTCAAAGTATCTGTAAGATTTTAAACCTAGTTTTAGTTTTTCCATTTTTTTATTTACATGGTCAAACATTTTTTCATGGGCTTTCTCGATATTTTGTTTTGCAATTTCAAAATTGTTAAACCACTCGTATTCCTCATGGCTAGTTGTAAAATGTCTATTATGACAATAAGACGTTCCAATTACCCAAAGTTTGAAATCATTGTCCCAACTATCTTGATGATACATTGTATTACCAGATTTATCACTACGAGAGCCAAAACCAAAATAACTTCTTACTGCACTTTCGGTATTATAATAAGTTGGATTTCGTTTTGAATAATCTGCTAATCGCATTTTATAATCTGCGTCTATACCTTTCTCGATAAGTTCATCACGATAATAAGACGTTAAAAAATCTGCGTCTACATCTCCAAATTTAATATAAACAGATTGTTCTATTTCTCTGTCGTCCCCATGATAATCTTTTTCTATTTTTGGTGTATCAGATTTAACATAGAAACAACTATCTTCATGAAGATAGCCACCATTCCTTTCGCCATACTTATTAATCATAGAACGAACAGTATCAACGTCCTCTTGTGGTTGATGTTGTCTTACAAGTTTTTCGATTTTAACTTTCGCCTCTTGTCGTAAAGTATTGTAAGTTTGAATTGCCTCTTGATGTTCAGCATGATACTTTGAGTTTTTTTCAAAATGATCTTGAAATACATCAAGAATAACTTTTCGCTTTTCTGCGTTAAGTGTTTGTCTTTTTTGTTTTTGCATTTTTGCCTTTCGTGTTAATTTTATTATTAATACCATTGACTTTAGGAATGTCAACCATTATATAGGATATATTACATTATGTTTAAAACTAACCTCTGTTGTAATGTTCCATACCCAGTGTCACACCTCGCTCCTTGCGACGTCTTCACTGGGTGATGGTCCTAAGATCAGTTGTTGTGTCGAATGGCGTTGGCTGAGCCAGCCATCGTTTGACCTGTAAAGGGAGATGCTTGCCACGAGACAGCTGGTCCTTTGTGGCCCATTGGTCTTGGATGCGATGCGCGGCAGCGTTAGGAATAATCCCGGGTGAGACCTACCGGGAGCCACTTTAGAATGATTCTAAGTTGCATTCTAAAGTAGAAAAAAAACACAAGCTTCAAGCGTCAAGCGACAAGCCTGTGGATAACTTAAAATAAAATTTGACATGTATGGGACTTTCCTATACAAGGTATACAACGCATTTATTGCAAATGCAGCGCTGGACGGGAGGCAACTGAAACTAGATGAGGCCCGACAGAGGCATGTAAATCGCCAAATGGGGCGTCTTGCTACACGGGCCAGCGCATAACAGAAAGGTAGGCATGAAAAAATACATACACATAAACCAGCACATCATTAGAAGAAATAAATCTAACGGATACAATGAGCCGGTCATTACGGTGAAGACTTACAAATCAAATAACTACGGGCACGAAGTTATAATTGATGGTCCCTGCAAAGTTGTTTACAGCCCTGACAAACCACTCAGCTGCGGTGCCAGGGTCTGGATCGAGACTGAGTCCGGCGTTCAGGTGATTGATCAATCACCTGCTGGATCAACGAAGGAGGTCGCATGAGTAGACGTCCAGGCATCCCGATGGAGAAGATCTTCATCGGGCACTGGCGCTGGCTCGAGGCCCAAGGCGAGAGCTACAAGCGGCAAGCCTCAAGCTGCAAGCGACAAGCAGCAAGCTTGACACGCTCTAATTATGCTGTTATAGGAACCTATAGGAGAAAGAAATATGAAAGTTAATGAAGCAATAAAAATTACAGATACATTTACAAGAACCAGCAAGATGCCTGGCCTGAGTTACAGCCTGCCAGCATGGGAATGCAAAACCGGATCTAAACTACGTAAGGTCCCTGGCTCACCCTGCTATGGCTGTTACGCCCTGAAGGGTAACTATACCAGGTACCCAGCAATCAAAGCTGCACAGTACAGAAGACTGGCGGCAATTGATAACCCGCTATGGGTCCAGGCAATGGCAACTAAAATTAAAAATCAAAAATGGTTTAGATGGCACGACGCCGGCGACGTCCAGTCGAAAGAGCATATGCAAAAAATTATTGAAGTATGTAAACTAACACCAAACACAAAGCACTGGCTGCCAACTCAGGAGCGCGCATTCCTGCCAGCTCCGGAGGATGTCCCTGAAAACCTGGTGATCAGGCTGTCTAGATCTAAAATAGATGGGCCTGCAGGTAATGCCTGGTCTCATGACTCAGGCGTTACAACTGAAGACTGGAAGAGAACATGCCCGGCCCCGGATCAGGGCGGTAAATGTCTTGACTGTAGAGCATGCTGGTCTAAGTCTGTTAAATCTGTTATATACGGTAAACACTAATGGAATTTAAACACCCAAAATATTACGCCGAACTCGAACGGATCAGAAAGCAATGGCTCAAGGAGCAAGCCGCAAGCGTCAAGCACCAAGCTGTTCAAGATGAGAGCAGCAAGCCGCAAGCTCCAAGCAGCAAGCGTCAAGCTTCAAGCCACAAGCTGCAAGATTCCTGATACTAGATCCCTCATAAAGTTTTGAGAGCCCAGCCTCAGGGGTCTTAACTAAGATAAAACTATTCTTTGGATGTTTCACATGAAACGCAATTTGATGCGGTGAGAATATAACTTTGTTGGATTTTGCTACCTTTAACTCTACAGTGAAAAAGACACCATTACTATTATAGCCCAATAAATCAGGAGTACCCCATGAAGCGCTATTTTCCAAGCGTGTAAATGATAATTTGCAATTATTTTTAGTAATGAACGTCTTAATCTCATGCCAATATTTAGTTTCTGATTTCACTACAACAGGCTATTCGATTTTCTTCAAAACTTTTCCCATATTCCAAGTTTCAGCTTTGACAGTAAAGACTAGTCGGTGTGATTCTCTAAATCCAATTAATTTATTTTCCATTAATTGTAAAGAAGTAATGTCATAGTATTTACCGTCCGGTAAACATACTTGCACCCTTGCTTCACCAGCATGCAGATTACCTTTCGTCATTTTATCTAAAACTTGTCTTAATAATTTTCCGTTCATACTTTTTAACAGGCACCCTTTCGAGTGCCCGCGTTAACTATTCAAAGAGTGCTGTTGCATGGCTAAACACAACAACAGCTTGATTAATATCAAAGTTGTAGTAAAAGTAAAGGATGGGAGTACCAAAAAGATTAACAGACCAGCAAATGAAATTTGCTTACGAACTTGTAACCAACGAAGGTAGGAAGACAGCTACAGAGTGTGCTGTCGACTCTGGCTTTGCAAAAGACTCAGCTAGATCATATGCAAGTAAGTTACAGAATCCAAAACTATACCCGCTGGTGGTCAAATACATCGGTGAGTTGAGAGAAGAATTACAAAGAAAATACGAAGTCACATTCGAAAGGCATATAACAGAGCTAGCCAAACTTAGAGAAGAATCTAGAAAGAAAGGTGCATGGTCTGCAGCTATCAATGCAGAAGTTGCACGAGGAAAAGCAGCTGGACTGTATATTGAACAGAAGATAATTAGGACTGGGAAATTAGAAGACCTAACAACAGAAGAGCTAGAATCAAGAATGAAACAGATAATGGACGACTATTCTCCCATTCTAGAAGGAGTAGAAGTAGAGGAGCTGAAAGAGAAAGTAAAACAAATCCCAAAATCAGAATCAAACTAATACCTTTTCAACCTTCTTCACACAGCCAATTGGAAACACATTACGACCACTGAATATCTCTTCATCGGTATCGTAAGTAGAAAATGTCTTGAGTTCTTTCTTATCTTTTGAATAGACAAACCCATACGTTATCAGTGTGCAATAATTCATCTTATCAAACTGATCTATGCCAGCGTGTCCTTCGTCACCTGTGATATCAATCCATGTGATCTTGCACAGGTAAAACTTCTTTTTCTTGATCTTACAAACAATCGGCTTTTTCATTAGAACTATTTTTTACAATTATAACATTTTTAATTTGCAATAATATTTTTGAAAGGTCTAGGGATTTTGTAACACTTGTAACACCCTGTAACACCCTAGGTGTTACAAGATTTTGCTCTAAAAGTGTTGATATTACTATGTATTTTAATTTTGTAACACTGTAACACCTTTTTACACCTATTTGAAAAAAATTTTTCATAAAATATATTTTTTACTTCTATAGGTTTCCCTGGTTCCTGACGCTTGAACCCTGCATTTTGTAATATAAATCAACCCTTTTTAACCATTCCCATTGTAACACCTGGTACTCTTTAGGTGTTACAAAAAACCTCTGAAACACCAAATCCGGGCTACACATCAGAATTACACCTCCTTGGATCTCCGTATTGTAAACATGGTTGTGAGCCATGCCATAGGCTGCAAGTTGTAAGAAATAGTCTTGTATCCACTCCCTACGTTTAGGCTTGTTTGTCTGTTTGAAATCACCTATAATCTGTGTCCCATTATAAATACCTACTAAATCAGTCGCTCCAGCATACAATCCAGGATAATAAACAGTCACCTCAGTACCCCATACTTCGTCCATAGAGTCCCTTAAATCGCTCTCCCAGATCTTTTTGGCCATCAACCCTGCCTGACTGCCCAGATCGCTTAAATCAGCGTGTCTATGGCCCGTTAAATAGCCTTCTAAGATCCTGTGCATGATTGTGCCACGTTCTGCAGATTGATCTCTAATACGTTCTGCCTCAGTTTTGCCTACTTTTTGCTGCCATTCGGCCAACTTTGCTTTCTTTTCTTCTGGCTGCGTTTGTGATAGGATTGTTGTTACCGATGGTAACTTATCATTACCTATATCGTAGTGTCTTTGACCCATGACTAGAGATCTAGTCGACGATGGGTACTCAAACTTTTTATTCCATTTCATAACTTTTCAATTCTTCCTTTATACGTTTAGTTTGTTCTCTAGATTTTTCTAAAATTAATTTACCTTTTTCAAGCATTTTTTCTGAGTATGCAATTGTTTTTTTAACTTTTTCATTTAACTCTTGTGTCTTTATTTCTTCTTCTTTTTCTTCAGCTAATTTTTGATGGTATTTTTCAAAAGAAAATTTTTGTGCATTTCTTTCATGTGTATCCATTTCTACAAACATTCTTAATTTTTCTTTTTCATGTACAAAATCTATCATCTTCCTAGCTAAATAATAAGATACATTTCCTTTCTCGTTGTTTGCTTTCCAGGATACAAACATAATATTATCTCTAGTGTATGGAAGACAATTTGCTAATCTGTCTACAGACAAATTACTAACTACTCTATCTTTATTTCCTCTACCTAATATTCTTGTTAATTTTAAGTGTGGATAGTAGGGACAATGTTCTCCGTATTGTTCTTTTTGTTTTTGCCAACATTCAAAGAATTCTTCAAAAGATTTTATCATACATCCTTTTTTAGAATTTTTAATACTGTTCCATTTTTCTGTAAGGTAACCTATTTCAGTTTGTCTATACGCTAAATCTGTCTGTTTCTTTTTCTTTCCTCCATCTTTTTTTACGTATTTTTCAGTGTTTTTATTTCTACATGTAACGCAATAACTATCATACTGCCAAGTATTTTTCTTAGTTCTGTGTTTCGTTGCATAAAAATAATCTTTGTTTCTTGGAAAAGTTTTTTTACATTTGGAACATTCTTTATTTTTAAGTGAACTGTTTACAAATTTTTTTCTTAAACTCATCAAACGCCTGCTTTCTTGTGCACATACTCACAGGCGTCAAAGGCTCGAATACTCCGGTTAGGGTTTAAGCCGCCAGATATGTAACCCTCAGAGGTATTTAGCGCGTAGCATTTTGTTAACTTGAGGCTCGTCCTTTTCAACATCATCGATACACTCTTAGTGCTCTTAATTTTTCTTCTGCTTCAGCGACCTTTGCAATCAACTTATCGCATTCATCTAGGTGTTGTGGATGTTCCCCAATACCAACAGAGTTATCTAAATAAATCTTTAGTGTTGCATCTGCTTCAGCTATTTGTGCTTCATATCTTTTTTCTAAAGCTTCAATTATCACTGTTCTTATTTCCATTAGTAGCCTCCCTTAGTTTAGATTGCAAAAATTGTTTTTGCTTTGTTAGCATGTCAACTTCATCATTTAATTTCTTTATGATTCCGTTTAACTCTTTAACTAAAACAGATTCCAAAGTTAGTCTTTGAGTTTCGAGTGACTTTAGTCTTTGTTCATCCATCATAACTTCTCCTTTAGTTGCTTTTACTTCTGTCATCGTCTTCTATTTCCCCTTCCGAGTTACATTGTGGACATTGCACCACAATTTGTTCCTCTTTACTTGGCCATTTAACTTCTTTCTTGACATAAAAGTAGCCATTGCCTTTACATCGTGGACAAATCTTCTTTGTCATTTTCTTCCTTCTTTCTTTCTAAATATTTTTTTGCTTTCATTCTAATGTACTCGTGATCAAAACCTGCTAATGTGCACACCATTTTGAAATCACCATTAGGTTCAGTAAAATAAGAACGTGCTAGTTTAGCCGAACTAGTCCTTGAATAGCCATAATTTTTATTCAAAGCATATCGACCTAACGCATCCTCTAATGCTACAATCAAAACGTTTCTCCAAAGATTTCTTTCTGGATCACGTTGTTCAAAGAGCTTAATCGCTTTTGGAAATAGACTTTGTGTACTTGCCATTTAACTTTTTCACTTTCTCATCAACTATTACTTTAATTGTTTGTGCTCTGGACAGAGTGACCCCTGGTGCCAGAATCTTTGCTATCTTACCAATCTTATCATACGTCTCGTGTGATACGGCAAGACTCCTGTATTTACTTATATCTGTCATAATTTATCCTTTATGTTAATATCTAACTATATAGGATAGTAATAGTTTTTGTCAACCGGTATTTCTTTTAAAATTTTATACCACTCTTCCCTGTATTTAGGGTCTTTGGTCCTGTGCCAATTGTTAGCGGCCTGATCTGCCTTGGCGGTTATATTTCTTAAAACTGCGCTTCTCGGATTTGTTTTTATTCTTTTTGTGTACACGTGGCCTCTTTCTTGGTTTTGGTCTTGGAACGAAGTGAGTAAACCTTTGCTTAGCCACGCTGTTCCTTCAACCATTTTTTATCATGCTCATCTAGTTTTAAATATCTAATTGAGCCATTGATGTGCTGCCTGGTGTCTGCTCCACAGTTTGTACATCTGTAGTATTCTGTAACGATTGCAACCATGATTGCTTCCTCATTACATTCTTCGCAGTGTCCATGCACTGTATCAATCTTTCTAAAAGCATTTATAGCTTTCTTATCTA